CCAGTATGCGTGAACGCCCCGCCCAGAGTTAACCAGTTTAGGTTTGGGTAGTGATAACGTCTTACAGAACCCCTGTAATGCCACAAGGGCTTTATCTTGATCTGGATAGTCCTTGGTAGCCCCACAGTCGAGGTCTAAAAAGAAAGACTTTAACTGGTGTACGTTATCTACTTTGCGTGAGTTTGTTTCTTTAAATGTACTAAGTGCAAAATAAGAATCATACCCTTTGCTGTCTAGGTCACGTGCGGCATCAGCCATATCCCCTACGGAGGTGTAGAACTTCTGTACCCTCCTGTCATCCTTCGTACGGAAAGAGAACAAGCAGTAATGCCCATCTTCCCCCAATACCCTTCTTAAAAAACTTTCTACTTGCATAATATATACCTAAATCCGAGAGGTATCGTAGCAGGGGCGCTTGCACGCCCTTTTCGGAATATGTCCTAGCTACAGTTTAGTCTTGCAGGGACTAGTCGTCCCAGTCGGCCACTATATCAGCCAGTGCATCGTCAGATGCTTTTGGTGCGGGTGCCTTCTTCTTAACTACTTTCTTCGGCTCCTCGACTTTTGCGGGTTCGTCATCCCCAAACAACTCATCAGTTACTACTTCCGCGGGGGCAGGGGCAGGGGCTTCAGCTACTTCAAACGGGTTATCTTCCGCTGAGAACTGGAACCCACCTTCTACAGCACCGAAAGGCGATGCGGCTTCCATAGGTACATACTTAATAACCTGTACCGCACGTAATCGGAGGGACACACCCGCTTCGCGCATGTTGTATGGAGTAAACGTAACCGCTACGTTGACAGTGCTACCTGTGGTAAGCATGAAGTCGTCTGGTAGTTTAACGCTTTTTGCGTCGTATTGTACAGGCTTAAACGTAGCGTCTTTACCGTACGCACCTTTCAGTGATGCTTTGTGCGTGTAAGTGCCATCTTCTTCTTTCTTGAAGGGCATATCAAACTTGTCGGGCCAACCCTTTTCTTTCTTGGCTTCATACGCTTTAACCATCTCCATGAACAGAGCCTTGGCTTGGTCTTTAGTCATGCGGAAGCGGGTCTCATACTTAGCGCCTTCGTCAAACGCGTCACACGGTACAGTGCGGTTCTCTGCGTTATCGAACTTGTAAGTCTTGTTAATACGGGGCCATAAGGCTTCGACGTTTGAGATTACATATTGATTATTTGTAGCCATTTGATAAATCCTAATTAATTAGTTTGCATTTAGCTCGAAACCTTCCACCACACCAAACGGAGACACAGGTTCACTTGTTGTAGGGATAGACATAGTGATAGCCTGAATAGTATCTTCATGGTCAATCATGGCCGAAACCCTCTCAAGTGTGTCTTCGTCTAAGCGGTCTACCGGCTTAAAGCAAAGTTTTGGTACTGCACTACCCTCATCAAAATAAATCTTGGTGGTGATAGTAACTACAGGCGTGTCATGTTTAGCGAGTAACCGAGCATAGTTTTGCATACCCATATCTCCGCTATTAGCACTGCCAAATATAGACGTGGCAGGTATCTGTAACTGATACACCTCTTCGGGGTTATCCCGAAATACAACTGCTAACCGTTGTCCAAACCGGCAAGCCCTACCCCCATACTGGCCAGAACCTCTTATATTTTGAGGGCAGTCCATACAACGCATTGCTTGCCGTTGCTCTTGGGGTACATCTACTGAAGGTACTTGTGTGTCGGCAGACCAACACGTAGGTACCGCAACCCTATTGGGGTCGTACGCATCGCCATAGTAAGCGCGAGAAACTGGAGCGGCGTTTACTATAACCACATCCATATAACCTAAGTCTCTAGTAACTTCTTCACCATCAGCTATAACGTGAAACTTGCCACCACGTATGCTGATTCGGCGTAGTCCATTGCTACTCATCAGGCGTCTTCATCCAAGTCTAACTCTAACTGCTCGTACATCACGTCATCTTGGGGTGCTTCATTTACAACTGCCGTAGGCTTACCCAAAAGTTCGGCTTCTAACTCCGGTAACTTAAACCTGTAAGTAGAACCTACCTTTATATAGGTATCGCTCGGGATTTTATCGGTGCGTATCCACGCACGTACGGTAGAGATAGACACTGCAAAGTGCTTCGCTACGGTTTCAATTGGGACAAATGCCGCCATTATTTCCTCCTTACTGAGACTACATATTCTGAGTCTACGTTAAGACCTTTAGGCACAAGGTCGGGGTTCTCTTCCAAAAACTGCTTCATGTTTGCCTGATTTAGTCGTTTGTCTAATAACTCGGGTGCCTCATGCTCTAAAACAAATTCGTGCATGTTGCTCCAATCACTAGTCCAGTACCTAGTCTTGGCAGACCTATAAAACAATCCTGCTGAAGTCTTTACACTATCGACGCCCTGCTCCTTGCAGTACTCCAACAAGGCTTTCTTTACCTTGTCCATCTGCTCAGTCAGTTTGCCGTCCTCTTCTTTAAACGCCGCCGATAGTTCTGAACGCTTATCTTTAATCTTGAGATAAACCTTGGTCAACTGTTCGGCGGTAGACTTTCCTTCACTCATTACACGCTCCTTTACTAACGGGACGTACACTTTATTGCCTTATTATTAGCTAGTCAAGTATTTCTTTGTAAAGGTCAATCATTTTTGTGTGAATGTCTATTCTGTTATCGAGTAGTGCGTAAACACGTTTCTCTGCGTGCGAACCTTGAAGCTGGACGACGGTACATTTGTGATCTTGGCCTGATCTGTGTACACGAGCGTTGGCTTGCGCGTAGGTTTCCAAGGAACTTGTAGGTGCCCACCATACCACCGTGTTTGCCGCAGTTAATGTTACTCCGTGTGCCGCTGACTGGGGTTGTATGACCAGCACTCTAGGATCATCAGCTTCTTGGAATCGCTTGAATATCTCCGTACGCTTACCGGCACTCACATCCCCACGTATTATCTCCGTAGATATACCGTCATCGCGTAGCTTGTTAGTCAGTAGGTCAATCGTATGTTTGAAGGGTACGAACACTAGCACCTTCTTACTAGACTCGTCTATGACTTCACGTAGTACCTTATATCGGGGGGATATGTCGAACTCTACTGCGTCCCCCTTGTCGGTATACACTGCACCTGCGGATATTTGTAGTAACTTGTTCATGTTAACTGCGGCATTGGCAGCACTTATCTGTTCCCCTGCCGCCTGCATTACCATCTTGTTCTTCAGTTCTTTGTAGTACTTCAACTGTTGTCGGGTAAGAGGTACTTCTCTTTTGGTGTACACCATAGGTGGTAGGTCAAGGCACTCGTCTTTGGTAAACCGTATGGCTGGTTGCAGTACCCTATGCACCGTATTGGTAGCGTCTTCTTTGGGCACCCATTTGAAGTTTGTTACCTTACGCATCACTTGGTCACGGAACGATCCAAAAAATCTGGGCACGCCATTGGGGTTAACGAGTTTGGCTATACCGTATGCATCAGTTGGGCTTTGTGCAGCAGGGGTACCCGTCATCATCCACAGCCACGTGCTTGGCCCCACTAACTTGTTCATGGTCTTCCATCGTTTTGTTTGCGGGTTCTTGTAGTGCGTAGCCTCGTCAACGATTATGAGGTCAAACCCTCCATTAGCCACGGCATCCGCTACGATCTCCACCCCATCATAATTTATTATCACGTACTCAGCATCGCCTTCGATTATCTTGGCGCGTTTGTCTTTTGCTCCATAGGCCACGTCTACCTTGCGGTGCATAGCAAAGCTAAATAAGTCGTTGCGCCATGCGGAATCCATAATAGATAGGGGGCACACCACCAACACTCGACGTATCACCCCCTGCTTCATAAGGTAGTCTGACGCCCATATAGCACTGGCAGTCTTGCCTGTACCCTGCTCGTTAAAGCAGAAAGCCTTGCGGTTCAACGTGAAAAAACTAGCTGTAGTCTTCTGATGATCGAACGGAGTGTACTTACCTGTCCAATCGTACTTAGATTCTATGGGGGATGGCGCGTTGATGTTCATGTTGCGCAGTACCTGTGTCTCTTCTAATCCCCAGTTAACAAGTACTTGGTTGTTTGCTAACTCCCTGCTCTTTGGTATAACCGATGTAACCTTTGCGGGGTTACGTAGCGTAAGTAATAACGCCTTATCATCTACTATCTTCATATCTGTACGAACTCCGTCATTGGTATATACATACATGTTTCAGTGTCGTGGCTATCGTTTCTATCGTGCCTACCTCCTAGGCGTTTCTCGTACCTATCTTCCAGAACTACCGTAAACACTCCATCAGTAAACCGCACAATTAATAAGGGTATTACTTTATCCTCTTTGCTCATACGTAATATGCTATCAACCTTCATAGCACTTATCATATAAGTGAGGTACTTATCGCTCGCATTAGTTCGGGTTTTGATTTCTACATTGCCTACATGCTTACCATCTTGGAATAGTAAGCCGTCTATAGAGGAGAATGGTTCGGACTTCTCATATGTAAACTTACCTTTAGATTCTATATACTTCTTTATGTAACCCTCGTTACTACGGTCAAACTCACTTTCATACACGGGACGCATTTGTTTCTCCGATGCAAAATAGCGTGAAGTGGGTGTCCACGTCACACTGAAATATAATTACTTGTTAACACGTTAAGGTGATAACACCTACACACTCTGTTAATGGGTAGACTGAAAACTGGATAACTGTACAGCCCAGTCAGGTCGTGGCTTTGCTACCTAGGTAACAAAAATATCTCCGCCATACTAAACGACTTAATAAATCGTTTACCTAATTATTATACCGTTTTAGTAGCCCTGCTTCGTCCACAGATAGGGCTAGGTCTGCATTATGTAGGGACTAGCGATGAATATAGCACTAGCCCGTTAGACTACTCGATTTTATGCCGCTGATTGTTAATGCCATAAGGAGAGGCACGACATCGTTTAAAGACGCATCAAGCACGCGTCAACCCATACCAATAGGGAGTTCTTTACTTAGGCTTTCTACTGCCTTTCTTCTTGTAGTTCCGGCTACGGTTAGTAGAGCTATCCTCTACTGTAACACCGTCTTTGTTGCTTCCGCCATTGACCAAGGCTTTCTTATGACTAACGTCTTTACCTTCACGCTTGTCAGCCTTACCGTTACCATTGGCATCTTTGCCTTCTCTATCCATCTTACGTCTGGCGCGTTGCCGCTCCATTCTACGTTCAAACGTGTCACTGCCTACGGGGGCGTTGACCTGCTTCTTTCTTTTCTTACGCATTAGTTTCTCCCATTGTGTACGCACTCTGTAACAATACAGTGCCTACGACATAACCCACTTTGGTGTGCATTCCACACATTGTTTTCAAAGGCTTGCTCCATACGGCTATAGTCTGACAGCCACTTCTTCCATAGCCTAGGCTCTTCCGGCTTGGAGTAGTCTTCCTTTATTAACTCCCCGCATACCACAAACAACAACCCACCCTTCACTTTCTCTAGGTCGGGGAACATCTTAAACATGCTCATAGCCATCAGTTCTAACTGGCCTTTATCAGCGTATTTAGTATTTTTACTTGTCTTGTAGTCTACCACATAAGCTGTTTTGGTGCGTTTGTTCATAATAACTAAGTCAGCTATGCCACGCCACCAAACATCGTCAGCAAAGAATTCACAAGGCTCAAGGTTTTCGGTAAGCCCCATCTTCATCTCACATATCTTCTCGCCTTCTATGCTATTCAGGACATCAAGTACATCTTTACAGTAGTTGTACTCAGGAGGTAACGGCTTACCGTCCCTAATGTATTCCTCTGCGGCTAGGTGTACGGCAGTGCCATATAGCATAGCTTCTGTCTCAGATTCCCTGTAGTCCTTGGCAATCTTCAGGTGGTAAAACTTCTTAGGACACTGCTCAAACGACTTAATCTTTGAAAACGACCACGGTGCAATACTCAACGTAACCTCCGCGAATAAGATCGGAGGCGGTCAAGTTTAACTATACTGGCGTGATGCCTAGACCAAAATATATCATCAGTTACTACAAAACCTTTCGGTGCCTCCTCTAATTTAAACTGTAAGTTAGGAAATTTTTCATCTGCGAAATGTTCCATAACCCCTTCAGCCATTTCTTTGTTGGGGTACATACCATCCACGTAATGCGTACCTAAGAATAGTATTATGTATCTACTCATTAATGTTTCTCCGCATACATACTGCATACTAGGTTAAGTTCATCCGCTAACGCACCGACTTGCGATAGGTTTAGTTGTATTCGGTCAACGTGCCTAGTCATACCTATTGTTTCACACTGCTCTATACATACTATTGGATCGCCATCTATGGTTTCCCCCACAATGATACTCAGGTAATCCCCATGAGTTTCCGGTACGCCTGATGTAGGCTTAGGCCAATCAATCACTTTACCCATTGATGTACATCCCTAATTCGTACGTTACAAACCAACCTAGTAGGCCAATTAATACTACCAACTCTACCCTACGTATGACTACGGGGCGGAATAACCAATCCTTAACACCTCTTGGTGTGTGGGTACCGGCATCTTTTATAGCCTTGTCCGCGAATCTATTAGCCGCGTCTATTATTTTCTTAGCTTCACTCATCCTGCCGCCTCCCCATAAGACTTACCTGTATCTGACTCACACGTTATAGGCAAGCCTTCTGCCCAAGGTGAGGTAGTGCTCATGCACCCTTCTATGTACTGTTTGGCCTGACTAAGCTCGATCTCTGGTACACAACATACCACGGAATCGTGAACCGTCAAAGCTACCTTGTATTTCTTAGCTATTGCTAACATCTGCTCACCAATGATACATCTAGCTACCGCTTGGCATATGTTCTCTGCTACCTTACCACCATATATTCTGGTGTATCCACGGCGCGTTCTGTACTTAAACTCTGGGCCACGTTCACCCTGCTCATACTGTAAGTCGTCATAGCGCATCTTCAAGCCAGAGGGTAGTAGTACCCAACCGTTACGCCCGTCTACCCCATACTTGATTATACCGTTGGGGCCAAAGCTACCTGAGTTACCACGCGACATCTCTATTAACATGTTCTGACATGCACGCCAGAAGTGGTTTATCTTCCAGTTGGCATCGCGGTAGATACTTACTACCCTACGTGCCTCCTCAACATCCATGTGAGTTCCAAACGATTGTAATTGATCTGCAAACCGAACTGCGCCCATACCATAACCGCAACCTAGGATTGTAGTCTTACCAACAAAGCGTTGCTCCTTGGTAACATCTTCCTCAGGTATGCCATATATCTTCGACGCCATCTTTATGTAAACGTCTTCACCGTTCAGGAAAGCTAATACTAAATCATCCTGTCCCGCCAACCATGCTAGTACTCGGGCTTCAATCTGCGACGAGTCACAGTCAACCATCATGTACCCTTCGGGGGCAAGCATACTGTTCTTTAACTTCTTACCATTAACACCACGGCTAGGTAGGTTTTGGATGTTGATCTTGTCATCGCCTCCCCACCTACCAGTGTGCGCCGCGTAGTATCTTACGGGTACCGGTAGAAGCCCACGTTTAGCTATACCTATAAACCTCTCAGTACGTGATTCCTCTAACGTACTCTTGGTGCCTAGTCGAGAGGTTACCAGTGCCTGTACACGCGAGTCATGGTGGTTAGCTAACGCCTTAAACTGTTCGTCGTTCTTGGCAAACGCATAGGTCTGCTTACCCGTAGTAAGGCTAGTCTTCATAGGAGGTATAACACCTAGTCCTACAAGTAACTCAGCAAACTTAGGGTTGCTCATAAGTTCTTTCTTAGTCGCACCAGAGGACGTTATCAAGTCTTCTTTAATCTGCTTGGTGGTCTCTAAGTGTTGTTCCAACAGCCCTAGGTCTAGCTCCAGTATAGGCTCCACAAACATACGTAAGGTGCAGTCTATGATGCGTAGCTCCCCCTTCGGGAACCCCTTACCCATAATGTTAAACAATCTATATGTTAACTCAACATCATTGATGCAGTAGTCACCGTACCGGCTTAGTTCTTCTTCGGTGAAATCTCCACGGCGCTTCCCGATAGCGTCGAGTACTTCCGTTCCCTTCGCTCCAATATTGTACCTTTGAGCAAGCGCAGAGAGAGAGCCGCCAACTTCGATCCCATGTAGAGCACGGGCAATGCACAGAGTATCGGCAAGGAGGCGAGGATGAACATCAAACAGCCAACTAAGAATGGCACCATCAAACAAAGTGTTGTGGCAAAGGAGAATAGAATTTTCCCAGTCGAAAGTTTGTAAGTATTGTCTAAGTTCTTCATGTGTCCCACTAGCCCACTCCGTCCCATCATTATTTACTTTTAACCCTATACCTATCACCTCAAAACGAGGGTCACGGATATAGGATTCCATTGTCATCTTACGTAAGGAAAAGTCTTTGTCATAATACGTTTCCAGATCAACCGTTATCAAGTCCACCGTCATCCTCCTCTGTGTCTTCGTAGGTAGTTATGTATTCTTTATCTACCTTGAACTCACAGTCAGTTATGTACCGTTTAGACTCGTCCGGCAACGTGGGTATTGGTACCTCTTTGGTACGTTCTTCATAACCCCCTAACTTGTTAGGACTAATCTTATCTTTCTTCTTATTAAAGATGTTGTCCCAGTTATCTGCAAATGTACCTGCCGTTGGACGTTGCTTGTCCCCCTTACCGCCGTGCGTCTGACCTCTACTCATAATCTTCCCCCACTAACGCGATAAGACGTTCTAGGTACCACTCAGCTTTCTGGAGGTCTTGCAGTGGGTCTTCCCAATGCTTAGTCTCATAGCGCCATAGATACTTCTGCACGTTGCCCTTCAAGTAACCCGCGAACGCTGCGGTAGTCATGCTCTCTTGTATAGCCTCAATGCATTCGACGTTGCCTGCCTTGTAATGGTTTGGGTTTATGGCATCGGCTTCTACTTCGTGTGCTTCTCGCATAGCCCCATCTATCCAAGGTTCTAGCCCTGTTTTAGGTTCGATTGCGGGGATTTCTTTTTGTAACCTTTCCCACGCTTCTGCGGTTAACTTGTGATCAGTCATAACTCGCTCCGAGTAATTTTTCTATATCATTCATGTTGGTTTCGTTTACCACGTACGCTAATCCGCACGCCTCGTTTATTTGATCTAGGTTCATCTGCTGTAAAGCTGTTGGTGTGTTCTTACCCGCCTTACATTCGATACCAAAAAACTTACCGTTGTAGCAACCTACTATGTCAGGCACTCCGCTCTTACCATATCCCCCAGTAGCAGGGAAAAAGTAATAACACCCTAACGCTTTTAACTGCTCAACTATCTTCTTCTTTACTTTCCCTTCCGGTGTCATAGCCATCAGCTTTGTCTCCACCTGATACCAGTTCATCGCGCCGCTCATGCCAAGCGCGTTCTCTATCACACACTATCAATGCGGCACCCTGTAACAAGATACCCATTACTATAATGAATACCACACCACCTACTACATTAAGTATTTGTACCCACATAAACACCTCATTTCTCTACCCAAAAAGTATGTTCGTCGATACGCACCCCGATACCTTCTACGTGTGCAGTTGGTGGGGTCGGGTCACATACCATAAGTACCGATAGCTTCTCTTCAAGCCATTGCGGTAGTCCTTTGTCTAAATCATATATCCCCTCACATTCCGAGTCAACACAATTCATACCCAAACACGTTACCTCGATACTATTCTCATGGCCTAGTGATGATACGCGGTAAGTGTTGGGCATACTAAGTGGATCGTCCCATATAGTGTTACTGCGTGACATAGAAGACCGCCTCACTATGACGATACCCGACTTGTGGTATGAATGCGTCCTCCTCACATATCGACAGGGTAGACAGTTTACCTAACAACCCCTCTGGTAAGGTGTCCTCGTAGTAAGTAGCCCACTTTAGAGTAGCGTTTCTGGCAAGCCCAATAATATCTTCTATAGGACATACATCGAATGCTTGGTTACCTAATTTCTCATACACCCGCACGACACTTAAAGGCAGGTTACGATCTTCTTCTGCCTGATCCTTTATAGCCTTACCCGCACGTAGGGCAGTTAGGTTGTTAGCTAGGGACTTGTCCATGAACTCATGCCCCGAATCCAACAGTAAGTACATCTCCTTTAGTAGGGGGGTACATGCTTCCTCCCTAACCTTAACTGCACTACAACCAAACATATTACGCCATGTATTTGAGTACGCCTCAGATGAGGAATCTCGGTATGTATATGCGGCGGCCTTGTACTTGTCAATACTAGCAAAAACCACCTCTTCATGTGAGAACCTACGTAAATACTTCTTAGCATTCTTTAGCCCGACATGAGCTAGGGTACTAACTTTCGTACGAAACCCTTCAGAGTAGTGTTCGTACTTGTTGTTCTGTATGTCCCTACTGTGTACAACATACACTAACTTCTCTTTGGCAGGGTCGAAGTACACATCTATCCACCCCATAGCGTACTCATCGTCATGCATGTAAACGTGATACACCGAATGGTTAATATCGCTACTACTAGCGCGTACCTCACACCCCCTGAACGCTTTCTTTACCTCTTGTGCAAACCACCGCATCTCTTTGCGGTTAGACGCATTGCCTATCAGGTTAGGCTCGGGGGAGGTAACAACCTCTAACACCTCTGCAACAGTGTGTATTTGACATTTGCCGTGTATGTCATACATATAAGTAGCCATGCTATTTCACCTCTCTGTATTCTTCAAATGAGTCAGTGAACGTGCCCATGCGGTTAACCCATGCGTTGAACTTGGCGCGGAACTTCTTAGGGTCACTTGTTAGGCTGACGTTAGTAGTTGGGTTTGTGTGTCCCCAGTACCTGTTACCCATACCCTGCGCTAACTGACATAGGAACGCGTGTACCATAGTGGTACGTTGCTCGTGTTGCTCTTCTACTAACATGTCTCTGAACGTGCCCCCACCAATATGATCAGCCGCCCGTAGAGCATCGCGGTTGGTATCCCAATTCATAGTGCCCTCAAGCATGGGGGTCATAGTCCATGCCCAGTGTAGGTATTCATCGATAGCTTTTTTGTACGATGCCTTAGCTTCCTTGTTAACACGTACTCGTGTGACAGGTAACGGGTGCGGTTCGCTGGTAAGTGTCCAAGGTGCGCTGTGTCTGAACCCTGCTATAGAGCTGTTAGTCCGACCTGCGGTAAACACTACAGGCTTATCAGTATCCTTGGGTAAGTAGTAGCGGTTGTCGGCATGTCGTATGTACTGCTTGCCGCTATCCACAATGAAGTCCATGCCCATAGGCATACAACGCTCAAGGAACGAGTACCTACAAGTGTGCGCGTAGTCACCTGTCTCGTTACGAAATTCTACTGTGTCAGTGTTATCGGCATTGCGAATCCAGACCACTGCGGCACTGCTTGGGTCACTGCCAGTAGCCCCGTAGTCTAGTAACATGTAACAGGTTGGTGATTCCTTGACGATACATTCCCACTTACGTTTGCGATCACCGAGAGGGACTATGTTGCTGCCCCTGATAGGTTTGGTGGTGTTATATAAATGTTCTACATGCGTGAAACTGTCTATCCTATAATTAAACATAGCCATAATATTTCTCCGAGTTGTTGTGTCTACATATGTAGACAATTAGTTGTTTAGCACACGCCCCGCTCAATGCAGTCAACGTAGCTCATGTTACTTACAATCGAGTACATAACTACCACGGCTAAAGCCATCAGTACGTACCCTATATCTTTATTATTTTTATAGTTCATGCCTTACCCCTGTTGTATGCGTTGCCACGCACGTTGCACTGTTCCCACGTCATTGCGGTCGTAGTCACTATCCACTGGTGTATCTCTAACGTGTTCATAGTAGAACTCCAACGCCTCGTCTATAGTGTTGACAGCTTCTGCCCACTCCATACGTAACTCATACGCAGTTGATCGGA